ATCTAGTCTTTTCTCAGGATTGTAATCTAATGATATAAAGACATAATCTTGGTCTAGTAATGGTTGTAAATCTTCTTGTGTTAGTTCACGACCTTTTTTGTTAGTCATTTTTAAACCACCATGAGTTGTAATACCAATTACTTTCTTACCCCATGAGTCAAATAGTGATCTCCACATTGTTCTACGATCAGGGTCTGCCTTTAGATAAGGTTCTCTGTTAAACTCTTTAGAGTCTAACCAAAAGAACTCCGGTAGTCCGCCAATAGCACAACGATGGTCAATAGTCGCATCTGAAATCCAAGAAGGATGTTCATCTCTTCTAGTTCCGTAGACTTCTGCACTAGGGAAACTACGTCTAAACAGACCCTGCAACTTAGGATCACAATCTATATATACCTTTTTACTTATATCTATTGCCTGGTTAATACAGTTAGCATAGAAGATTTCGTCTCCTAATCCTTGCTCACCATAAATAACAATGTTCTTATCTTTCTGACCTTCCCATCGTGTTTCATCGTAATACACATATTCTTTTCTAAACTTACCACCTAATGATTTACCCCACTGCTTCCAACCTTCTTCCCATCGACCTTGTGCCAGGTAGCAATGTGCTAGGTTAAGTTGTGCGTTTAAATCGTTAGGATCACATTCTAATGCCAGGTTGCAGGTTTCTTCTGCGTTCTTCCATTCTGACATCTGAACAAGTGTAGCAGATGCGTTACTGTATGCTTGAGCATAACCATTGTCTAACTCAGCAGACTTTAGAAAGTATTTTAGTGCATCTTCAGGCATATCCATTTCATGGCACGCACGACCAAGTGATGTCCATAATGCTTTATTGCCTGGATTCTCTTGCAATGCTCTTCTAAACATTTGATATGCTAATGCAGGTTTATCACCCATTAACCAAATGTAACCTAGAAAGTTTAATGTTGGTGGATCTTCAGGGTAGTTCTCTAATACTGCGTATATTAAAGGCATTGCATTTTCATAATCTGCTTTATTTATGAGATCATGAATTGCTAACTGTATTTCTTGTAATTCTTTTTTATCCATGGTTTTTAGTTGTTGTTTTTAACCAAGGATAGTTTGTATTTATTTCTTTGAGTAATTCTTTTGTTTGATCTTTATTATAGATGTCTATGCCTTTTGCTTTTAATTGCATCTCTACAATAGGCGGGATACTTGCATAGTGCGCCCACGATTCCTTTACACCCTTGTTCCATAACTCAGGGTTATTTCTTACTTGTTTTAATTGTTCGATTAACGCTGTTGGATCTTGAACAGTATGAATTAAATGTTCATCCTTCAGTGGATCATAATCGTAATATTGTGTTAGTCCTGTTAAAGGATCTTTGTCAAATAAAATTGCCATATAAAAATAAAGGGGTAGTTGCCCACCCCTCTATTATAAACTAAGGTTGATTACGCACCAACACCTTGAACTTTAGCGTGTGCATCAGGGTTATTAACCACTAAAGCATACTCTGCTGTCATTAGGTATTTAGATGAGTCACCTGTTTTAGCAAGTTCTTCTTTTGTGATTGGTCTTAATGTAGCAACGCTAACATATTGTGGATCAACACAAAGGACTGCTTCGTCACGCATAAAGCGATCTAATTTAACAGTGTGATTACCATAATCAGAAACATACACGTCAGCAGATGCTGTAATGATTGCTTCGTTAGTGCCATTTACCATGTGACGTTTTTCAGCGATACCTGCAAATGCTGAGAAAAGTTTTTTGTTTGTAGATGACATTAAGATAGTTGTTGGTTCACCACCATCTAACCATGCTAATTCTAATGCTGATTTTAGATCTGCTTCAACGAATGTGCCTGCTGTTCCATCAGTAGGTGCAACAACTGTGCCACCTGAGAAACCTGGTGTAGTTGCTGTAGTTGCTGATGTTGCTTTAACACTGTTACCACCGATCCATGACTCTAAACCTGCTGATGAACGTGCTGTTCCTGCGCCACCTGCTGATGATGCTTGGTTACGCACTAATGCAAATTCCATGTCACGCTTAAGTTCTTTACCTGCTTTCATAAGTTCATAAGCGACTTGACTTTTTCTGCCATACTTCTTAACCACATCATATGTGTTAGAAATATTGACTGTCTTACGAGAGATCTGTGTGTAGTTACCTAACACAGTTGTAGAAGCAAGAGTAGCATATGAAGCATCATCGCCCTCTAACTGTCTGTTTGCTCCCGCAGGTGCTAATACGTCTGTTTGCCACTGATGATAAGTCTGACCCGCAGATGTACGCTTCGCCATTGAAAGCAAAGGCGTTTCTTCAGGTGAAATATCATAAATGATATTCTGAAAATCTTCTGCTATACCTGCACCGGTATAACTATTGGTTGCTGAAACTGCCATGATTGTTTACTCCTTAAATCATTTCTTCGATTAATTTACTTGCCAAGTCTGAACTGCCTGATCTTCGTAATTGTTCACGAATTTTTTTAGCGTTAGAATTGACTGCTTTATTTGGGTCTTTTGAACCAGGTTTCACTACTGGTTTAGCACGACTGACCTTTTTCTTTACTACCGAATTTTTAGATTTAAGTTTTCTCCATTGCATCGCATCGTGCAACACTCTAACGTGTCGAGGATCAATAATTGCATTAAGTTCCGCATCAGTAAATCCGTAATCTTCTCTACCAATAGCAATAATTTCCTGGGTAGTCTCTTGACTCCAGTTCGGTATTTCTTTGGCGAGGACTTCTCTACCTTTTGCAACTTTATCTGCAACCATCTGTTGCTGTTTATTCAATGCTTCTTGCCTTTTGGATTCAAACTGTGAAACCAAGTTACTGCGCTGTTGCTGTAACTGATTAAACGTAAAGAATTTCTTCTGTGCTGTTACGAAATCACTATCAGACAGTTGTTCCCAGTTCACGTCTTGAAACTCAGATAACTGTTGGTCTAGTGCCGTAATTTTTGCTACATCCTGAATTAACTCACTGTTCAGCATTGACTGCTGTTGTAGGTTTTGCTCTTGCAAACGAATTTGATTCTCTAAAGATTCAAGTTCCTTACGCTTTTCTGCAACTTCCTGAGTTTTTTTGGTGTAGTCAAGTCCTTGTTGTGCTAATGCCACGATTTCGTCAAGAGGTTTCTCGATTTCTTCACCATTAACTTTTAACTTAACAGACTGTACAGGTTGTTCCTCATCGGATTCCTCTTCATCTACTTCATCATCAGTTTCTAGTTCTTCATCATCGGAATTTGTATCTTCTACATCTTCTTCGTCATATTCTGACTCTTCTTCTGTATCTTCTACATCTTCCTCAACTTCTTGTGGTTCTTCTTGAATTTCCTGATCTACAGGTGGTTCATTTTGAATATCACCAAGCATCGCTTCTAAGCGACTTTGTGGTGACTCCATATTTGGTTGGTCACTCATAATGTTTCCTTATTTAATTAGGCAATGTACTACTTAAGTGGGTCTGCCCTTACCCAAATTCTTTATCGTGGATCTTGCACTTGCAACTTTGCCATCTTGCCTGTTTGCATAATGTCTTTAAGTGCTTTCTCGATTTGAGTCAAAGTTTGTAAAGCAATAACTAATCTGTTGTGTGTTACATCATCACTTAACGGACTGTTTTGCATAGCATCAACAATGTTATTTTTAACCTTGTTAAATGCTTCCCGGTAAACTTCGTTGCTCAGTATCTTTTCTGCTTGTTCCCCACGCTTGATTTCTTCAAGTGATTTATCTTTCATCGAATTCCCATTTGTGCTTTAATGTTTGCAATAGCAAGATCGGTCTCTGCTCTAAGTTGTGCTTTAAATCTTTCCAACTCTGCTTGAGATGCAATCTTCTCACGTTCTATTAGTATATCATTTTGTGAACGTAATTGCTCTTGCTTCATATCAGCATCATTCTTCTGCGCTTCTAATTGCATATCTGCTTGCGCTTTCATTTGCTCGATCTGTAACTGACCTTCAATCAATTGCTGTTGCGGATCAGGTTGTTGTTGTTGCTGACCTGCTTGTGGGTTATTAGCGGGATCATTCCAGAACTCATCAGGGTTCTTAAATCCTGCGTTCTGTGTAAGTTTTGATAACGCATTGTAGATTTTACTTGGATCAGTAAGTCCAACTTGTAATGCTTCTTTTTGCATTTGTAGAATGTTGTTTAAGTGCATTAACTGCTGATCTTTGTTACCTGCACCAAGACCTACTGAGATAGATAAGTCTTTACGATTCTTCCATGAACGAGGATCAATCTCTACCCATTTGTTTCTAATGCGAACGATGTCAGGTTTAGTTAAGTTTTGTCTTACCATTTTATGAACGAGTAAGAATAAATCTTTAACACCTGTTTCTGCAAATGTTCTAGCAACTAACTCTAGTCGTTGCTGTGATGCGTTCATAATTTGTTGAACACCAGTAGCAGTTTTGTTTAATGAGTTGCTATCTAAACCTTGGTTGTAAGCAGTAATACCAGTACGCTTCTCTTTCATGTTATCCATGTATTCAACCATTTGGAATGATGATGCAGGGAATGGAGCGTGTTGTAATGGCATGATAGATGAACCAGGTTCACCTTGTACTCGAACAATACCGCCTGGTCTTGATGTCAACATATCGTCTAGGTTTACACGATCAGAGATAGCATAACGACCATTATTAGAAAGATACATATTATCTAATTGACCACGAATCAATGTTGATTTAACCATTTGAATATCTTTAGTTAAGTCAGCATAAGAACGACCAATATGTCTGTGTGGCATTAACATAGGAGATATACAGGCAAATGGAACATGGTCACATTCTTCTTCGTAGATTATTGTATTACCAATAACAACATAACGCATACGCTCATCACCAACTCGATAGTATGTATCTTTAACTAGAATGTCTGTTGTATCTACAGCACGATCATATTGCTCTGAGTAAATATCACGAGCATTAGATTCTAATTCAAACGCATCTTGTGTGTCTGCCATAATTTGTTCGACTTCTTCTACTTTCATATCGAACTGTTCTGCAATCTCTTCAGGACACATTAACTCACGATGTTGCACAAATCTAGCACTGTTTAAGTTTGTTCCGTTGCAGTCAACAGATACCATAATACTTTCAGGTGCTACGTTTTTAATCTTAATGCGACCATTAGTTTCTGTAATACGAATCTTAACGTCATGTAACATAGGTTGCATAAACGCTTGTTGCATTTCCATGTCAATCTCAACACCTTTACCATCTAATGGTTTGATCTCAGGTTCTTGAGTCATCATTGGAGGTGTCATTGGCATTGGTGTTACTGATGGATCAGGATAAGATGTATGTTCTACAATCTCAACATTGTCATCTTGTGCCAACATATCAAGTTGTGCATCTGTTAATCCTTCATATGACTCTTCGTCTACATCATTTTCTTCTTCGTAGTATGCTTTTACATATCCGTTTTTAGAAAGTAGTGCATCTTTAAACCAAACATAAAATACTTCAAACCCATTGTTCTTTTCTAAAACAATATGGTTTACATAATCTGTTTCCTGGTCTGCTGATTCTTGATCTTCAGGATTCTTGGGTTCAAATCTTACAATTTCGTCTCCACTGACATACACTTTTAAAAGTTGTGGCAAGGCGGATTCTATAGTGTCTTGCGTGTCGTAAGATACTACTTGAGAACGACCTTCAATTTCGTTACCAAATGGTTCACCTAAATAGTATTGAATTGCTTCTGCACGTTCTTCAGATAGTTGCGAATCGTTAATGCCGTATGCAATACTTTCTTCGTTCTCTATCTTAGCAACTATTTCTTCTTGTGTTAATTTCATTAAACGATTCCTAAATTAGAATATTTTATCTCGCTATTGTGCCAAGACTCATTGGTCATATCTTCAATAGATACTGCTAAATAACGAAACGCATCTGCACCATGTGAATATTCATCATGCACTGGTGCGCCTGGTTCATTGGTTGTAGAACTAATACCACGTCTATAATGC